CAAAAAATGTGTATTTACACAAATTAATACCCTACCCGTACCCCATGCACCCGATACTGATCTGGGACTCCACCATTCTCTAGTATTATTAATCTGTATGAATAAATCGTATTTTCCTGAGTTTCGACCCCCACCCCCCTCATATATAGGAACACCCCCCTTTGGAGTCCCATAAGTAGTTGTAAAAAATTATTTTTTGTATATATTCGCGTTAACGGCTTACAACCTGCGACACATATATGAGTTTAACGATAGTCCCAGAATTGGGAGTTCCGTTTTCTCCAGAAGAATCTTATATGGATCTGAAGATCCGCGCAGAAGCCGCTTGTAATACCGCATTAGAATTGGCAGAGCACGGATTGGATATAGAACCAACCAAGGAAGACAAGGACGTAGCGGCTAAATTGGCACTAGCTTACGCCGACGACCCTGAAAAAACCTCCAAGAAGGCATCCTCTAAGAAGATTTCGACGCTCACACCAGCCTCACTTATCCTAACTAACCAGATATTGAAGGAATTTGGGGAATCTGTGGTTGACAGTGCCACCCAGATACGCCATTTGGTCACAAATAAGCTGCTGATAGAGTCAGAAAACGCTGATCCGCGTATACGCATACGTGCTTTGGAGCTATTAGGTAAGATTTCAGACGTTGGATTGTTCGCTGAGAAGTCGGAAGTGACGATTACCCACCAATCCACGGACGATTTACGCGAAAAACTACGCAGTAAGCTAGAAAAACTAGTAAATCCTGTTGAATATGCAGAGGATGCGGTGGTTTTAGAGGGGGAAGCCATAGATATAGACGACGAACTAGGGCTTCCAGAGGAGGAAGAGGAAGAATACGACGATGACGAAGAATGTCAGAGCCAGCCTTAGACTTTACTGAGGATGAAATTCAGCAGATGTTGGACAATCTGGACATCTATACGCCTGAAGAGGTGGTGGAGATCAATACGCTGGTGGATGAGCTTGCGACACGCAAGAGTAACCAAGCGGCATATGATGATCTAATAGAGTTTTGTAAGAGAATGCAGTCAGACTTCATTGTGGGTAAGCACCACCGTCTGTTAGCCGATATGCTCATGGATATTGAGCAGGGGAACAAGGACAGAATCTGTGTCAACATCCCACCACGGCACGGGAAGTCTAATTTAGTGTCAATTATGTACCCAGCGTGGTTTCTGGGGCGCAATCCCAACAAAAAAGTGATGATGGTGTCCCATACTACGGATCTGGCGGTAGATTTTGGCCGTAAAGTTCGTAATATGATCGCTACAGACGAATATAAAGAGATATTTCCCACAGTTAGCCTAGCAATAGACTCTAAATCAGCAGGTAGGTGGAATACCAACGTGGGTGGTGAGTATTACGCCTGTGGTATTGGTTCATCTATCGCAGGTCGAGGCGCAGACTTACTATTGGTTGACGACCCTCACTCGGAACAGGACGTAATCAACGGGAACTTTGAGGTATTTGCGAAAGCCTACGATTGGTTCACATTTGGTGCTCGTACTCGTCTGATGCCCGGAGGCCGTGTGGCGATTATACAGACACGCTGGCACATGGATGACCTGACGGGGCGTGTAACCAAGGATATGGTGAACAACGAGCGGGCTGACCAGTATGAGGTGGTAGAGTTTCCAGCCATATTGGACATAGATGACGAAGAAGGGACTCCGATACAGAAACCCCTGTGGCCTGAGTTCTTTGATCTGGAGGCGTTACTGAGAACCAAGGCATCTATGCCGACTTTCCAGTGGAACGCACAGTATCAGCAAGAACCTACGGCAGAAGAAGCCGCATTGGTTAAACGAGAGTGGTGGCAGGTATGGGAGCATGAAGATCCACCCTCCTGTGAGTATTTAATTATGTCTTTGGACGCAGCCGCCGAGACTCACAACCGTGCAGACTATACGGCCCTCACTACGTGGGGTGTGTTTATGAATGAGAATACTGACGCGTATAACCTCATTCTGTTGAACAGTATAAAGAAACGTATGGAGTTCCCTGAACTGAAAGAAATGGCGATGGACGAGTACGCTGGGTGGGAGCCAGACGCGTTCATTGTGGAGAAGAAGAGTGCGGGTACAGCCCTCTATCAGGAAATGAGGCGCATGGGATTACCGATACAGGAGTATACCCCTCACAGGGGATCTGGTGATAAACTAGCGCGATTGAACTCAGTGGCCGACATTGTAGCGTCTGGCATATGCTGGGTTCCTGAAACGAGGTGGGCTGAAGAGGTAGTTGAAGAGATTGCAGGATTTCCCTTTATGAGCCATGATGACTTGGTTGACTCCACGGTTATGGCATTAATGAGATTCAGGCAGGGCGGCTTCATTCGTCTGCCAAGTGATGAACCGGAAGAAACACGTTACTTTAAACAACGTAAAGGTGGGTATTACTAATGGCGATTGAAAAGGGACTATACGCAGCACCTGATGGGTTAGAGGGTGAACTACTTACTGGGGAAAGTAAAGAGTTAGAAATCGAAATCGTTAATCCTGAGATGGTGACGTTGGATGACGGTAGTGTTGAGATTACATTAGTCCCCGGCACAGAGATGCAAGGGGAAGTACCGTTTGAAGCGAATCTTGCAGAAGTGCTGGATGAGGGTGATTTGAATGAGTTGTCTCAGGAGATTCTTGGCTCAGTAGATGCGGATATAGATAGTCGCAAAGATTGGGCAGATACATTTGTTAAAGGATTAGATGTACTTGGGTTCAAGTACGAAGAAAGAACAGAGCCGTGGGAAGGGGCTTGTGGAGTTTACTCTACGGTCTTAGCAGAAGCAGCCATACGTTTCCAAGCGGAGACTATGAGTGAGACATTCCCGGCGGCAGGGCCAGTACGAACTAAAATTCTTGGGGAAGAAACGAAGGACAAGGAAGATGCTTCGTTAAGAGTCAAGGCAGATATGAACTATGAGCTTACTGAGCGCATGGTGGAGTATCGTCCTGAACACGAGCGTCTACTGTATAGCCTTGGTTTAGCAGGATCAGCATTTAAGAAAGTGTATTTTGATCCGAACTTGGGTAGACAGGTGGCTGTCTACATACCTGCTGAAGATGTGATAATTCCTTATGGAGCGTCAAACATCGAGACAGCAGAACGTGTTACTCATGTTATGCGTAAGACCAAGAATGATCTTAAGAAGTTACAGGTCAGTGGGTTCTATCGTGATTTTGATTTAGGTGAACCACAGCCGTTTCATACTGATATAGAGAAAGCCAAGGCAGAAGAAGGCGGGTTCTCTCTAACTGATGACAATCGGTTTGCTATTTATGAAATACACGCTGATTTAATTATTGAAGGTTTGGATGACTCTGAGGATGAGATTGCTAAACCTTACGTAGTTACTATAGAGAAAGGTTCAGGTGAGATATTAGGTATACGTAGAAACTGGAACCCTGAAGATCCTCTTACTCTGAAACGCCAACACTTCGTACATTATGTTTATGTCCCCGGCTTTGGATTCTACGGGTTAGGGTTGATACATATAATAGGGGGATACGCGAAAGCGGGTACGTCTCTTATACGGCAGTTGGTGGACGCAGGGACACTATCTAATCTTCCGGGTGGTTTGAAAGCCCGTGGCCTACGAATCAAAGGGGACGATACCCCGATAGAACCGGGAGAGTTTAAAGACGTAGATGTACCGTCAGGAAGTATCCGTGACAACATCATGCCTCTTCCCTATAAAGAACCTAGTCAGACTTTGCTATCTCTCCTTAACCAGATCACTACAGAAGGTAGGCGGTTAGGGGCGATTAGTGACATGAATATCTCTGATATGTCGGCTAATGCACCTGTAGGTACAACTCTAGCTCTGTTAGAACGCACCCTCAAGCCTATGGCAGCGGTACAGGCACGAGTCCACTATGCGATGAAGCAGGAGTTCAAACTACTCAAAGCTATTATGGAGGAGTACGCACCCGCAGAGTATGGGTATGAACCTGTACGGGGAAGTGTATCAGCTAGGCAAGCCGATTATGCGTTGGTAGATGTCATACCTGTCAGTGATCCAAATAGTTCAACAATGGCCCAGCGGGTAGTTCAGTATCAAGCTGTGTTACAAATGTCTCAATCTGCTCCTCAAATATACGATCTACCACAGTTACATAGGCAGATGATAGAGGTGTTAGGAGTTAAGAACGCGGATAAGCTAGTGCCAACAGAGGACGATGCTACTCCTACAGATCCTGTGAGCGAGAATATGGATGCGTTGATTGGCAAACCAATGAAGGCGTTCATCTACCAAGACCACGATGCCCACATAGCTACACACCAATCGTTTATGCAAGATCCTATGATTGCTCAGACTATTGGGCAGAACCCACAAGCGCAGCAGATTATGGCCTCACTACAAGCGCATATGGCAGAACACCTTGGGTTTAGATATCGCAAGCAGATAGAAGAGAAGTTAGGCGCACCGCTACCACCGCCTAATGAAGAGATGCCGGAAGAGATGGAGGTTAATCTTGCAAGGCTTGTGGCGGATGCTGGTAGACAGCTTACACAAGCGCATCAGCAGGAAGCAGCCGCAAAACAAGCACAGCAGCAAGCTCAAGATCCTTTGGTACAGATGCAACAGGCTGAATTGCAACTTAAAGGTCAGGAAGCGCAACGTAAAGCGCAGAAAGATCAGGCAGATATACAGCTTAAAGCCGCAGAACTGGAAAGAAAGACCAAGAAGGATCAAGCAGATGCCGCGGTAGATATGGAACAACTTAAGTTAGACAGGGAAGAATTAGTTATCGATGCGAAGAAATCAGGCGTAAAAATGGCGGCTGATAGACGTAGGGATAATGCTAAGTCGGATCTGGATATACTTAAAGCAATGAAAGAAGGTAAAGAATAACTATGGCTAAAACCGTCTTTGACGTGCTTAAAGAAAAAATCGAGGAAGATAAATCCTCTGCATTAGAATTTCTTGGTGGTGGAGGAGCTAAAGACTTTTCCCAGTATCAAGAGGTAACAGGTTTAATTCGGGGTCTACAAACCTGTTTAGGATACATAGATGACCTCTCGCGCAATTATTTGGAAGATGACGATGGCTAAAGCAGTAAAATCTATAGAAGCTAGAGAACAAGAACTCGATGCACAACTACCCAAGCCTGTGGGTTACAGGGTGTTGATAGCACTCCCTTTTGTCGAAGAAACTTTTGATGGTTCAGACCTGATAAAAGCAAACACCACTAAGCACCATGAATACATTATGTCCATAATAGGTATTGTGTTGGATATGGGGGATCAGTGTTACGCTGATACAGAAAGATTCCCTATGGGGCCGTGGTGTAAACAAGGTGATTATGTTATGTTTCGTGCCAATTCAGGTACACGGTTTACCGTGGATGGGCGAGAGTATCGTTTAATGAACGATGATTCCATTGAAGCAGTAGTGGAAGATCCTCGTGGTATTCAAAAGGTATAGGGAGTAAAACATGGCATTTCAAAAAGTAGAATATTCGTTCCCAGACGAACAGGAAGAGGAAGTGAGTACAGACATAGAGATAGAAGATTCTAGTGCTGTTGAAGTAGATATTTCTGGTAAAGCCCCTGAACCTGAAGCAAAGGTCGAAGAAGAAGTAGCGGTTGAGGAAGATCTGGATATAGAGGTGGTAGACGATACCCCTAAAGCAGATAGGAATCGTAAACCTTCCGAACCACCTGAAGAAGTTACGCAAGAAGAATTAGATCAGTATTCTGAAAAAGTCCGTAAACGAATTCAGCATTTTAACAAAGGCTACCATGATGAACGCCGCGCTAAAGAATCAGCTCAACGAGAGCGAGAAGAATTAGAGCGATATGCCCAACGACTTGTTGACGAAAACAAAGAGTTAAAGGGTAGCGTAACTAAAAACCAAAGTGCTTTGTTGGAGCAAGCTAAAAAGAATACGACGGTAGAAGTAGAGCAAGCAAAGAAAGAGTATGCTAATGCACACGAAGCTGGCGATACAAATGCCCTTGTTGAAGCTCAAGAGAGATTAACTGCCGCTAAACTAAAAGCAGACAAATTAGATAATTTTGAAATACCTTCTTTACAGGAAGAAGAAACTACTGTACAACAAGGCGAATACGACACCCCTACGCAGAATGTCGAGCGTGATGTAAGGGCCGAGGAGTGGGCTAAATCTAATCCTTGGTTTGATACAGACGATGAGATGCGTGGATACGCGTACGGGTTGCATACTAAACTCTTAAAACAAGGAGTTGATCCACGAAGTGACGAATACTATGAGACTATTGATTCTCGTATGCGAACGACATTTCCTGATTATTTTCAGGAAGAACCGGAAGTTGAGAAACCGAAGCGACAATCTAACGTGGTTGCACCCGCTACGCGGAGCACGGCACCTAAAAAGGTGAAACTAACGCAAACACAAGTGGCCCTCGCCAATAGGCTTGGAGTCCCGTTAGAAGAATACGCCAAACAGGCTGCACTTGAAGCAAGGAGACAACAAGATGGCTGAGAATAGATTAAATCGTGAACACACCACTCGTGAAAAGAGTGTCCGAAAGCGAGCTTGGCAGCGTCCAGAAACGCTACCGTCACCTATACCGCAGGACGGATATGAATTTCATTGGGTACGGGTTAGTACTAACGGATTAGTCGATGCCACTAATGTGTCTTCTAAATTACGTGAAGGTTGGGAACCCTGTTTAGCAAAGGATCACCCAGAAATTACATTGGTAACTGTAGAGCAAGAACGCTTTGCGGATAATGTTGTAATTGGTGGATTGATGCTTTGTAAGGCTCCGAGAGAGTTGGTTGAAGAGCGCACTGAGCACTTTGAAACTCAAACACAATCTCAAATGGCCTCTGTGGATAACAACCTGATGCGAGAAAATGATCCTCGTATGCCTTTATTTAATGATAGGCAATCGAAGGTCACTTTTGGACAAGGTAATTAATTAATTTTTGTTAAGAGGTTAACATGGCATATCCTACTGTTGATGCCCCTTACGGGCTAAAGCCGGTTAATTTAATCGGTGGGCAGGTGTTTGCTGGGTCTACTCGTCAGATAAAAATCGCTTCCAACTACGGTACTAACATTTTTTATGGAGATGTTGTTAAGTACGCGGATACGGGTACTCTGGAATTAGACAATGGCACAACCACTGCTACTCCTATTGGAGTCTTTCTTGGGTGTACGTTTACTGACCCTTCTACTAGTCAACTAACATTTAGGCAATACTATCCTGCAAGCACTGTTGCAAGTGATATTATGGCCTATGTATGTGACGATCCTGATGCACTATTTAAAGTTGCAGCAGTTTCAGGCACTACGACTGTAGCTGGTTATGGACGTACTGTTGTGAATACTAATATGTCGTTGGTTCAGAACTCTGGATCAACTGTCACTGGTAACTCCAAAGTCGCTGTTCTTGGTAGCTCGGCTGCAACTACTGCTACACTTCCCATTAGGGTTGTTGATGTAGTTACAGATACTGCTACCGCGTCAGATACTTTTGTTGAATTTATCGTTAAGTTCAACTTTGGCGATCACCAGTATTATAACGCTACTGGCGTATAGGAGTAATTTAATATGGCAATTTCACGCGCCCAACTGTTAAAGGAACTCCTGCCCGGACTAAACGCTTTGTTTGGAATGGAGTACGCTAAATATGGGGAAGAGCATAAAGAAATCTTCGAGTCGGAGACTTCTGATCGTTCTTTTGAAGAAGAAACCAAACTGTCCGGTTTCTCTGCTGCACCTGTTAAAAACGAAGGTTCTGCCATCGAATATGACAATGCACAAGAAGCATGGACTGCTAGGTATAATCACGAAACAATAGCAATGGGTTTCAGTGTAACTGAGGAGGCTATCGAAGATAACCTTTATGACTCACTATCGTCTCGCTATACCAAAGCATTGGCTCGCGCTATGGCATATACCAAGCAAGTTAAAGGTGCTTCAATTTTGAACAACGCCTTTGCTGCTGGTACTACTTATGGTGACGGCCAAACTTTGTGTTCTACTGCTCACCCGCTAGTATCTGGAGGCACAAACTCTAATCGTCCTGCTACAGCATCTGACCTTAACGAGACTTCATTAGAAGCCGCAGTTATTCAGATAGGTGGATGGACTGATGAGAGAAGTCTTCTTATCGCGGCACGACCTACTAAACTCATTATTCCACCCGCACTGCAATTCGTTGCGACTCGGTTGTTGGAAACTGAGGGTAGAGTTAGTACGGCAGATAACGATATCAACGCATTACGTAATAATGGTTCGATCCCAGAGGGATACGCAATTAACCATTATCTTACCGATACTGATGCGTGGTTCCTTATGACTGACGTACCTAATGGTCTTAAGCACTTTACTCGTACACCAATGTCTACATCTATGGATGCTGACTTTGATACAGGTAACAGTCGCTACAAGGCCCGCGAGCGGTACTCTTTTGGGGTATCTGATCCACTTGGAATTTTTGGATCACCCGGAGCGTAACACACGCAAACCGAAGAGAGGGGGTACTTGTTACCCCCTTTTTTTTGTTATAACATCAAGCTTGCCCTGACAGTTACATCCCGTAGCTGACACTAGCCAAGACAGGAGACAAACATGGCTAAAACTACTTTCTCAGGCCCAGTTCGCTCGGAGAACGGGTTCCAACAGATTTCTAAAAATGCCGATACTGGAGCCGTTACGGTTACTAGTGGGGATAAAATGGCAGTCGAAGCTACCGGAAGTGCCGGTATTGAAGGCACGGCTGCGGTATATGTTACTCAGGTCAACCGCCTAAAGAGTGATGTTGATACCAACGTAAACATTGTTAAGACAACAATTATGATTGATCTTACAGGTTTGCGAGACGGTGGAACCGCTGGTGATATTATTGGTAAAGACGGTGACGGCGTTGCCTTTATTGGGCAGGTCACTACGGCTAACCAAGGCACTGTATTTGGTGTAACCATGACTTGTGTAGAAACTCCTGCTGGTGGTGGCACAGACATAGATCTGTACTCTGCTACTG